TGTGTAATATCAAAATCCCCTGATTCAATGTTAGATGTAATTACATTTATACCTGTTGCTAGGGCTTCATCAGTTCCTTTTTCGTGTTCAAAGTATATTGTGCTTCCTTCAGTATTACCAACAACATCAAATGATGCATCGTCATCTGCATTAAAATATGTTGCATGGGGTAAACCAAATACAGAAGAGTCTTGCCATGCTCCTCTATTTAAACTCCCTGTTGTCCATACCGGTCTCTGTGGTGTTGAGTCCATGTAGTTATATGTTACACATCTATTAATAACAGTTGAACTTTCTGTACAATAGAACCAAGTAATCTCACCAAACAAATTATTTAGTCCAACATTAATTAATTGATTAGCTGTTGTATTTAAATCATCGTAAACAAAGTCTTCTACTAAACAAATCATAGTCTCAAGATTACCAGAGTATTTAAAGAAACCGTTTTCTGAAAACCAATACGCAGCACCATCAACTTCTAATGCAGCATTCTGTCCAATCAATCCGCAGTTCGTTCCTACTTGTTGAAAACCAAAAGTAAATGGTTGACCAATAAATCTCATAGTAAACAAAGATGTATCTGTCCAAACATAAATTGCATCTCTACCTCTAACCGCGCCTACAATTTTAGATCCATCCGCAAGTCTTTGTGTCCCTGCTGTGTTGACTGCTGTTGGTTGGTAAGTATTAATATCTTCTTGGTTTGAGAATCTTATAAACATTTCATCTTGTGTAGTTGGATCACCAATAGTTAATTCTGTTCCAAAAAATACTAAGTGTCTATCAGGTGTTGATACCAACATATCACGTGATGCTGTTGGTGCACCTGCAATAATAGTTGCTCTATTGGTTACAGCATTTGTTGCATTAGAGTCCCATTCAAATACTTGTGCATTATGAATTAGTGCAATTACTTTATCACCAAAGTTATCAATAGACCATAAACCAGGATCAACAACTAGGTCACCAGATGCGGCTTCGCCCCATGCAATATAATCAGAACTATCTAATATAGTTGCACCATTAGAATGTGTTGCAGCTGTTGTATTTCTAACTCCTCTTGTAACACCTGTTAAAGTATTACTAGATATACCTGTGTATGAAATTTCTTCTGAACCTATTTGTATAAAGTTTGTACCTGATGTTGGAAACAAAGATGCGTCTGTTAATACAATAGTTGTAGTCACGGCATTTATACCACCATTTAAAGTTGTAGTTGCTTCACCTGTTACAGTTCCACCCCAAGAAGCTAGTCCCCAACCAAAGCCAGGTAATTGTTCTGCAGGTCCTACTGGATAATAATGTTGTACTCTAATACCACCAGATGTTGTAGCACCTGAACCTGTCTCATTAGATGGCATTGTGATAGTTATAGTGGTTGATGACGGAACAGATGTCACCATAAATTTTTTATCATCAAAGTCTGATGCTGAATAGTTAGAGTTTGTGATAGTTGTAAAATTATCTAAAAGAATAATATCGTTTTCTTGAATATTGTGATCAGTGCTAAATGTTATTGTAACAATTGCAGAACCATTTGTTGTACTAAATGCGTTGGTTAGTGTTGTAGTCGATTTGATAGGATGAATGTCGTAGTAAACACCACCTGTATATGCGTATAAAATTCTGTTTGTACCTATGATTGCAAACTTGTTACCAGATTTATTTACTAAATGATGTAAAGCTCTTGCAGCTCCTGTAAGTTTTGATTCACCTAACTGTGACCAACCACCAATTTTTTCAGGTGTACCATATCTAAACCTTACATTATCACCATCAACCCATTGTCCTTCAGCTGTGGTTTCTGTAATTTGTTTATTGAATCCTGGTTGAAAACCTATCTTTTGTAGCATATGGCTCCATTATAATACTATTTTACAAATGATGGTAGACCTAACATAGGTCTTCCGTCAAATCTATTTTTTTCAGCAAATGGGCCGTTTACATGATTATAATGTAAGAATACTTGGCCACATATGTTTCCGTCAAAAGGCTCTCGCCAATGTTCGAGTTCGCAACCACTATATACTAACATATCTCCTACTTCAAGCAAGACTTTCGTGCCTTCTGGAGCATTGGGTTTTACAATATTTTGTCTTTCATTAACAACATTATTAGCACCTGTACCATCTATAAATATAGGCCAAGGATCACCACCTAAATTAAGTGTTGTAGATATCTCACAAGATGGTCTATCTTTGTGTCTATGTAAACAATCACCTTTTTTATAAGCTCTAGTGTAAGAATAAGTTGGTATTAAATCTAATCCTGTATGTTGTTTCATAACAGGTAACATTTTAACTAGTAATGTATCCATTACAAAATCACCATAACAAGAAAATGTATTTGGTATCTGTTGATCGGTCCATGTTCCAAGGATCGGGGACTGTGAATGTAGATTATTTTCATACATAAATCTTGTTGCATCCCTTTTAAGTAGTAAATAATTTAATGCAAAGTTAGCTAGATCATATGATACAGCTTTCTTTATTACTTGATATTTATTAGTTTGAAAACTCATACAAACATACCTTTCTGTAAAAAATTAAATGACACTGATATTCTTATATCATTAGATTCGTTAGGATCAACACAGTGCATTAACCAAGAAGGAAACATAATACATCTTCCAGCAATAGGTTCGTAATGTGTTTCTCTAAATAGTCTTGCAGGAACTGGTCCTTCTTTTTGTCTAGGTCTAGACATACAAGCAACTGATCTTGGATCATCTATCTTTAAATGTCCTGAGTTCTTAGGTGCTTTAATATAATATACGCCTGACCATAATGAGTTTGGATGTTGATGTGCTCTGTTCATTCCACCTGGTGGATTTATATTAGCCCACATATTACCAAGTACAGGCTCACTATCTAAATGCTCTTGTTCGTATATTGTTTTTTGACATGCATATAACATATCAACTAATTTTTTAAATTGTGGTAACTCAGCCATATTTGTAGGTGAGTGCCAACCTTGAACATTAGTTCTTGTTATACCTTTATCTTGTTTAGACCAAGCTACAATATCTCTTTCAAGTTCTTGATTAAGAGTAGGGTGTTCTATATCTGCAATATAGATAGGGGTTGGAAAATGTAAATCTCTATGCATTATTTAAATGGTGTTCCTCCAAACCACATAACAAGTGATTGTCTTCTACCACGTATTACAGGTTTTACTCTGTGTCTTATAAACGATGCAAAGAACACTGCATGACCTTGTTTAATCTTTGCAACTTTACCTTCAGCCATTAGCTCTAAATCTCCACCTTCAAACTCTGATTCAGGAGAAAGTAGACAAGTCATAGATATTTTTCGAACTGGTGGTTCGTGTGCACAGTTTACATCATTATCTACATGCCATTCATAAAACCCACCTTCTGGATATTCTGTGTATTGTGCCATCTCTGTAATAGTCATTCCATCAAAACCAAAATGATTACCGTTAGTTGTCTTCATAATATGTTCAATATCTTTGTACATATCTCCCATTTTTTTAAATGGTATCCAACTAATATGTGAAGTTCTAGTTTTAGTATCTAACACACCACCTTTAATACCTTGTTTGTTTCCAACATAAGCATCTTGTTTAGGCTCTGCACGTCCAGCTGCAATAATCATTTTACATTGTTCAGGTGTAAAGATTGGTTTTGTAGTTTCAACTATATAAGATTTCCATCGTGGTTCTGTTATCATATTAATATCCGTATTCTACCCATCCCGTTATTATATATTTATCATTCGACAGAGGTGGGTTGCCTCTATGAATGTGTGTAAATTGTGCAGGCCAAACCAATAGTGTATTTTTTTCAGGTTTGAATCTACACTTTTGATATAAAAATTCTGTCTCTCCACCCTCGTTCACATCATTAAGATAAACCATAAAAGCTAGTATTCTATTTCTTGCTTTCATCTCAGCATTTTCACAATGCCAAAAATGATAGCCTTCACCTACTTTAGTTTTTTGAATTTTTACTTCTAGTATATTATGTGTTGCTAATTTTTTTAGGTATGAATATTTTTGTACATACAGAGGATAAACATCTTTAAAAAACATATCTATAAAAGGTTTGTTGTTATAAGTCATTGGAACATTAGTATCTCTAATAGTATCGATTGCATTATCAGATACTAACATCTCATCTTCTCGTCTTGGATATACTGCACCTTGTTGTTCACACTTGTTAAAATAATTTGTATAATCATCTATCAATTCATTAGGCATAAAGTTTTTAAATAACCCTATATGATTATCTATGTAATATTGTTTATCCACTAGTTAGCACCTCTATTTTTTATTGGATCAAACTGTACGTCACAGTTTGCAGCAAGAGTTCGTCTAACTTCATTAGTTCCATTAAACGGATATACGCAGTGTCTCATATCATATGGAAAGATATAAAAGTCTCTAAGATCCATGGGTGGTTGATAATCTATTTTTGCAAACTGACCATTACTCGCACCTAATATCTGAAGTCTTCCATTCTGTTGTATGTGTCCTGCTGAGTATTCTTTACCATAAGTAGATGGTAGTTTTAAAATCATAACACTTGATAAACCAGTAAATAACATACCTCTATGAATGTGTGCAGGATTATATTCATGTTGTTTCATTTCATTCACCCAAATAGAATTTAAGTGAGTTTCATAATCTCTAATTTTATTAAAAGCTAAGTAATGTTTAAACATTTCCATAAAATAATTGGTTACATTTCTTGGTAACATATTGTGATTTTTCATTTTAGATTGATCTTGACCATGATAAAATAAAGAATGTTCATTCTCTATCTTACCTACTAACTGACCATTAGCGGGTTCTAGATTATGAAAGTTAGATTCATAAATATAATTAATAGAGTTAAATATATCTAATGGAACCTGGTACTTTAAAATCGATTGACCTAAAAATACAAAATCAAACTTTGGGTTTTCCATGTTGAGTTATTTGTTCTTTCTCTTTGTAACTGCTTTCTAATTCACCAGACTTTTTAATTCTTTGTAGTGATTGTAATTGACCCATTACATTAAAGATTTCAGACTCTGATGAGTTAGCATTTAAAGTTTTTGCTTTCTCGTGATACTGTAATCCATATGATTCAAGTTGATGTTGATTAACATCTTTGTCATTAAATGATCCATCATTAAATTCTTTTTTTAATTTAGACCACATTTTAATTTCACGCATTCTATGCCTTGCAACTTTTTCCATAGAGGCTTTACCAAATCTAGCTTCGTCTAAATCTATTTGATATTTAGTTCTTTTATATTCATCTTCTTCTTTGTCTATTTTCTTTTCTAACCAAGTTATCTTTGCTTCGTTTCTTCTATAGTCAAACGATAAAGTCATTAGGTTATCTAAGTATGATGATTGTTCTCTTACACACTGCCAATACTTTGATGCTTTAGTTGGGTATCTATTGTCTTGTAATACAGAAAATCTTGCTTCTGTTTCTGTTCGAAACATTTGTTTCTTGGTCCAAGTGTCTCTAAGCTCGTCTACCATACCTTTAAAATCGGTAAGGTCTTGTGGTTCTAATAAATTATTTAAATGAGTTTCCTCTTTTTGTATAATATCTTTTACGTCTTTTTTATCTGTCATTTCTTTATCCTTTATGTTTCTCTCTTATATATACTAACTAAAATATATTACAAGTCTTAACTGTCTGTAAATGTTTTTGTTGTTAGTCCTACAAACTGTTCTACTAATGCTACGTGATCTGGTGAACCAGGTGCTGGTACACCACCAGAAGCTAGTGCTGATGTATTAGTTGCTCCTGCAGAAGCAGCTCTTAATCTTCCAGTATTTAAATCATTAACTTCAGTCCAGTTAGTTCCATTCCAAGATTCTGTTACACCTGCTGGAGAAGCTGCTCCACCATAAGCTAATGCTGATGTTTGAACACCACTACCCATTAAAGCCTCTCTTCCAGTGTTTAAATCATTCACTTCCGTCCAATTAGATCCATTCCATAATTCTGTTAAAGGTGTTCCTCCTGCACCACCAATAAGTAAAGCTGCTGTTTGAATTCCTGCTCCAGCTGAAGCATATCTAGGTGTGTTTAAATCTGTAGTTTCAGTCCAATTTGTACCATTCCAAGATTCTACTTTATTGGTACCAGGTGGTGTGTTTCCACCTATAAATAAAGCTGCTGTATTAGTTCCTACTCCTGAACCAGATCTTCTTGATGTATTTAAATCATTAACTTCAGTCCAATTAGTTCCATTCCAAGTTTCTGTTATATTAAGGGAAGCATTACCAGGTGGCGGTGGTGCTTTACTACCACCAAAAGTTAAAGCTGCTGTATAAGTTCCAGCTGATCCATTTGAAGATCTTGCAGTGTTTAAATTATTTACTTCTGTCCAGTTTGCACCATTCCATACTTCTGTATCTGCAATGTAAGTTGTCGAATATCCTCCAACCACTATGGCAGCTGTAGCTGTACCAGCCCCTGACACACTTGTTCTTGCTTGATTCAAACTATTAACTGTTGACCAAGCTACTACTGGAGTTCCTACATTACCTCTAAGAACATTATCTGTTGAGTTATACCAAACCTGTCCATCAAGAGGATTTGATGGGTCTGATGATAAGACCTCGATTTGTGTTCCTTTAATTTCTTTGTACGTTGTCATAATTAATCCGTGTCTATTGTTTTAGTTATAAATGATGGTTTATTCCACTCTTCTGTTGCTGTTTGTGCAGGATTAGCAAAACCACCAAATGCTAAAGCAGAAGTTGCTGTTCCTGCAGCACCTAAATTATATCTTCCAGTGTTTAAATCGGAAGTTTCACTCCAACTAACTCCATTCCATTCTTCTGTAAGTGTTGAGTAAGCGGTTCCTGGATCTTCTCCACCAAAAACTAACGCATCTGTATATAATCCTGCTCCATTTATTTGTCTTCTTGCAGTGGCTAAATCGTTTACTTCAGTCCAATTTGTTCCATTCCAAGATTCTGTATTTCCTACTGCTACACCAGGATCTCCACTTCCTCCAAATGCTAAAGCTGCTGTTGCAATACCTACACCTCCAATATTATATCTTGCTGTCCCTAAATTATTTACTTCTGTCCAATTAGTTCCATTCCAAAGTTCTGTATTAGCTGTTGATGGAGGTGAATAACCACCAAACCCTAAAGCAGAAGTATTATCTGCTCCTGTTCCTGCTAAACCATATCTATTAGTATTTAAATCATTCACTTCAGTCCAACTAGTTCC